TTTTTGATGTATTTCTTGGATCAACTACAACAACAGGAACACCTTTGAGTGTTGCCTTGTAAGTAATGAATTGTCTTAATTGATAGAATGACCAACTATGTCTCTTTGCTCGCTGAGCTTTCCGTACAGTTGTCCTTTTGGTAATTCCACTCAAGTCCTCAAGTGCTATACCAACATTGGTGTCTTTGGCTTTCTCAACGAGATGTTTACTCACACAATGGTTTGTGTCAGTCCTGAACCTTCGCTCTTTTCCACTTACTTTCTTTAGCTTTCGTTTGCTTGACTTTGTTTGTTTCTTTTGGCAATGACTTCTCTGCTTTTGATATTTGAGCCGTGCTTTCTCTACCTTCTCGTTACTGAACATCTTGCCTGTTGAGTCTACAGCAATGTTTACTTCACCCAAGTCAACACCAAGAAAGTCATCTTTTTCAAGTGACGTATCCTCTGGCATATCGCAAGTAGCGTAGAGGTAAAACTTGTTATTTTGATATACAAGGTCGGTCTGACCTTTGATCCTGTTTACTCTGCCTGAAAAGTAATTACGAATATGAATATCATAGACACGCCTACCGTCTAATGTTGTCAAGGAAACTTGGGGAAACTCACCGCTCAGTCCTTTGAAAGTAAGAATGCGGTCATCATAAGTAATTGCCCCGTACTTCTTAAACTTGGGTTGTTTTTTCTTGTTTAACTTGTAGGCTTCGCAAGTTTTCGCAATAGCTCGTATGGCTAACTGCGCTGACAAACCATACTTCTCACGAATATGGTGATAAACCAATTTTTGAATGTTGAACTTACTTCCTGACTTTTGCTCAAAGCAAGTTTCGGCTATTTCATTACAAGCATCATTAAAGGCTTCCATTGTATTTAGTAGCCTTTTCTTGCCGACTCCATCTGCCTCTAGTTGTATTTTAATGGTTGTTTTCATCTCACATTTATATAGTGTGGATGATTGAATTTCTTTCAATAATAATTTAGAATTATTTTTGAGTTAGTCCTATGGCTCGCATTCCTCCCCTACCCTAAAGAGGTTTGGTCGTTTTTAACGCTCGCTTCGCTCGCTAAACGACCAAACTTTCTACGAAAGTAGGGGCTTCCTGCTCGCATTTAGGTGAAAATAATTTGAATACGTTGTTTCTGATTCAATTCCACAAGAATCACATTTTACTTTTACTCTTTTTTCGCTGCCTTTTGACAAGCCACTTACATCAGACAATATCATTTTCTTCCTTTCACATTAGGTGTGCATATAATTTTTATATGTGCATCTACTGTGAAAGTTTGCGGTACTTTTTCCAAAAAGAAATAACAGCCTTGATAGAGGTTTTGGCTTCTTTTGGATTGAAGCCATCCTCTACCATTTCTTCGACTGTACGAACGGTTTTTTCGCTAAAGGAATCGTGGCGCTTGTACTGATCGTTCTCCCGATACCACATTTTAGGTACGGAATAACAAACAAAGCAGATTGGATCGACTTTTTTGACGAACAAAAAAGGCTCTGCCATGCGGACAGCAACATCTATAGGTTGATGACAAATAGGACAAGTATCGCTAGATATTTTCTCTTTAGCCATGCCCCGCATTATAAAGAAAGTAATACGGCAAGTAAAGTCAGGATTTCTTGCGTTTCTTGTCCTCGTCAGAATCAGCTACCAACAATTTAGGGGCTGAACGAGTAACTGGCCCGCCCATGATTGGGCGTGCGAATGCGGCAACGGCGTTGGTTCCTGTACCAACTTCTTGTAATTGAAGCCATTCTTTGAAAGATAATTTACATTGGGGGTGGTGCGGCACCTGCTACTCCTGCGGCGGCTCCTGCGGCGGGAGTCCAACCTGTTGTCAAAAATTGAATAAGGTCTTTTCTGCTGAGATGATACCGCCGTTCATCTGGCATACCTTTGTTAAGTTTGTTGCCTTTCAAGTAGCTTCTGTCATGCTTCTGGGGTTTTAGTCGAATATCGGCACCATCTGGGGTCAGCGTGCCGGGAACCACTTCCCAAGCGGACAATTTATAAAGTATCTCCTTGTTGGGTTTCCCCAAAGAAAAATGGGAAGAAACCCACGGCTGGGATGAAATCATTTTCGATACATCTTTCCATTCAATGCCAAATTCATCCCCCAGAGCGGAAAAATAGTCTTCCGATTGAGGGTCAGCTTCGGTTTCGCCTTCCCCTTTCTCGGCCCGCTTTTGTGGGTCTAAATCCATTTCCTCGAAAAAATGTTTAAAGCCAGTCAGTAAATACTTCATGAATTTATATAGAACACACAAGGTCAAATATGTTACCATTCCAGAAGGACAATAATAAAAGAAAATGGATGTGCTTTGTTTGTGGGAGAGAATTCGAGGAATACGATCCCTACAAATCACATATCATTGAAAATCACGAAGAGGGGCGAGAATACGTCTTATGCCCTCTGGCTCGTTGCGGGGCACCCGTTCGGGATTTAAGGCTGCACTTTAAGGCCAAGCACCCCTCTGAAAAAGAAGTTCCCAAGGTTGGGCAAATGAAAGCTCTGGTTTGGAAAGACCACAGTACCCGCACGGGCAAAATGAAACAAAGGAAGCCAAAATTCCGTGAAGGATATTTGATTTCCTCAAAGAACGGCGGCAAAGAAATGCATTACCGCAGCGGATATGAATGCGAAGTATATGAATGTTTGGAATGCCTGCCCGAAGTCGTAAAATACGATGTGGAACCATTCAAGGTTCAGTATTTCTTCGAGGGCGAAACACACGAATATAACCCAGATTTGAGCGTCTTGTTTGATGACGGCCATGTAGAAATATGGGAAATCAAACCAGCCAATCAAACCTCATTACCAAGGAACACAGCAAAATGGACAGCCTGCCAACAACACTGCGAAGCGAGGGGATGGAATTTTATGGTAATGACCGAGAAGGGAATTGGGAAACTAAAAATGGCGGCAAAGGAAACGAAAAAGTCCTAGAAATTCTGGATGAACAAATTTTCTATAAACAAGGTTGTTTTGAAAAAGGCAGAAGATGGATTATGAAAAAGGCAGAAGATGGATTAGAGGATGCCACCCAGAATTGGGCGTACTCGTACACGGCTGGACGGGTTGGGAAACCGTCCAAGATTTTGACAGAATCCGACCTATGCATACTTTCTGGGTTAGTCCCCCGGAAAATGATTTGCAACAGCACGACACCACTGCACAAATTCTTGAACAGAATAATCCCATTTCATTATGTTCAAATTCTTGTGAACCCACTGGACATTGCCTTTGATATAGCCTTTTTTGGAATCAATGCGATCCAAAGAAGCGGTCGTGGTTTTATACCAAGGACCGGCATTTCTGCCGCCAAAAACTATGTCTTTGCCGGACAGGGTACACTTACCCTTTTGTTGTTTGTATAATTTCCATGCATATTCTATTGATATATTAAATGTAATACTTCTCAACTTGGCATGTTTTTTAATTGAAGTCCATTGAGTTTTACTGATTTCACCATGCCCCTTCCAATGGCTTTCTCCTCGAATGCACCCACAAGACATAATTGGGTTTTTGGAAGTAGTAACACGGGATTTTCTCAATATTTTCTTATTTCCACAATCACATTCAAATTCCCAAAAATTGTGATAAACTACACGACCAGATTTGGTAATATGCTTTTTTGTGTCAACCCAACGGCGAGCGGTTAATTTGTTGTATCTCTTGCCTTCGATATTATCTTGAATGACTCCCATAAAAATATGTAGTCATCACGAATCAGAAAATATCAAAAAAATCAAAAAGATGACTAATCGCCGGGCGTAATTCTGATACTATCCGAATCTTCATGATGAGTTGAGAACTCAATCACCTTTGAGTCCTCAACCGCCTGCATTTGATGGCGTAACCCCGTAGTAATATGGAAGGACATTCCTTCCATTAACCTCAAAGAAATCGCTTTTTCTATATCGTCAGACCAGCCATATCGCAAAAGTATTTGGCCTTCTGCAACGTATAGCACTTCATCTTTAATTTTGTGATAGTGCCATGAACATTTCTTGTCTTTGTTAAAGCCAAGAATTTTGCCACAATAGTCAGGGAAATTACAAATCCAAACTTCGTAACCCCAACCTTTTTTGACGTAATTACATGGCTGAATCAGAATATTTGTGTTCGACATAGGGAATCAACAACCTGTCTAGTTTGGAGTAAAAATCTGCAATTGTTCCGTCATTTATCAAAAAGTAATGATAAAACTCAGAACCTTTAGGACCACCTACGCTGTGGTCGATAATCCCTTCTTTTTGTGTTTCGATGCACCATTCAATAATAGGTTTGATTTGTGCTTCTGAGGGGTTGGGATCGTCGTTCAAATATCCGGGTCTATAAAGCACAACATTGATGCCGCCTTTGTTGTGGGCGTGGCGTGCTTCATTGATGTATCTGGAATCGGAGATTACAAGTTGTTTGGATTCGTCACGCAAAGCAACTTCGATCCATATATCGCCTTTAATTTGGCGAAATCCATCTCCAATAAATTGCAGGCTTTTGCGGACATTCATCAACATACCGGGGGGCGGTTCTGGATTTCTTTTCCAGTCCTCAATGAATTTCCGGTCTACCCCGAAAGCATCACAATATACATTCTTGACAGCATTGGCGAATGCGCCACGTTCCCAACGACCTATACCAAGATTGTTAAGTTTGGGACAGATATAGTCGGCGGCTACATCTTTCCCCATGCCTAATTGAGCAGAAAAAGAAACTATTTTCATTTCAACGACTCCGATCCGGGGGAAACTATAATAACGTGGTCTATTTTAACTTTATGATGGGGCTTAATCAATATCGGAGATAAAATGAAAAAGAAAAAACCAGTGGAAGAAATCTGCGGGAACTGCTTGTTGTACAACCAAACTAAAGGGGAGTGCAAAGTCGCTGTACTTGTTGAGGGCAAAGAATATCACATGCCCGTGTTCCCCAAAGATAAATGCCACATGGAAGAATTGGGCATAGAAATTAAACAAGTCAGATGGTGGGTTGAAGACGAGAAGGGTGAGCCAACAGCGGGAAATGGCACTGTAAAGATTGAATACCCCACAGGATTTTTTAACGACGAGGCCAACAACTAATGGCTTGTACCCCTCCACTTTGCAACGGCACAGGGAGTTGGTGTGGATGTAATTGTCAATGCTGCCCGCCACCGGGATGTTGCACAGGCGTGACTCAGACTTGGGAGTGTGGAACCACTTCCGGGGCTTGGGAAGGTCCGTCTCCAAATAACGGTTGTGATTGCATAGACCAAACAGCAAGCCAACTTATGTGGGCTGGATTAAACTTGGCGGAAGGGGAAATAGAAATTCCCTTCCCCAACTTTAATTTTGGAATGGTGCAAGACGAAGAAGCCGAAGAAGATGGCGGCTTTGTCTGGGCGCT